AAACAACTCAAGAGCGTATTGATAATGCAGAGAAGCGTATTAAGGAGCTACAACTACTAATTAAACATTGGAAAAAGTAATGTTCCCTGGGATGATCCAAGTAGAGGTAATTGGCAATCCTATACCTCAAGGAAGCCTTGTAAGTAATCACCGTTTTGGTGGTCTACGCTATAGCAATGATGTTTTATTAAAAGAATGGCGTGGCAGAGTTATAAATGAATTAGCAAAAGCAAAACCTGCTGAATGGGATATACATGCAGCTTTAAATGTTGTAGCTGTTTTTCGTTTTGTAAGACCTAAAGGACATTACGGAAAAAGGGGATTAAAGCCATCTGCACCTAAATACAAAACAACTAAACCTGACGTTGATAAACTGACTCGTGGAATAGGTGATTCGATAGAGCAAGCAGGAATCGTTAAAAATGACAGTCAGATCATCTATTGGATGGTGAATAAAGAATATGCAGAAGGAGATGAACCTCCAGGTGTCTCTATAGCAATCATGCCAACTAAAGTCGACAGTCGTTGTTTATATGAATGAATGACTTACGCCTTATTGATACATTTTCAGGCATTGGAGGTTTTAGCTATGCAGCCGAAAAGTTAGTAGGAGGATATAAAACAGTTGCATTTGTCGAATGTGAACCTTATTGCCAAAAGGTATTAAAAAAACATTGGCCCAAAGTACCTATCCATGAAGACATCAAAACCTATAAGCCAAAGACATATTCAGCAGACGTTATTTGCGGAGGATTTCCCTGTCAGGACATCAGCCAAGCAGGAAAAGGAAAAGGCATCACCCAAGAAACTCGATCAGGACTTTTCTTTGAACTCATGCGAGTCGTTTGCTTGGTACGACCCAAATTCATCGTCTTGGAAAACGTGGGAGCAATCCTTAATAATGGGCTGGATGTTGTACTCAAAGAAATTTCCAAAGCAGGGTACGATGCAGAATGGGCAACTTTTCCAGCTTCACTTATTGGAGCCTGTCACAAAAGAGAAAGATGGTGGCTTATTGCCTACCCCTCGGTCATCGGAATGGAAGGGCGTGGGGAAAGTAGGAAGCAAATCAAGTTTGTCGATGTGCAAGAAAAGATATTTAAGTGGAGTTATGAACGAAACATGCTCTCCCCCGAATGGAGAGGCTACACATCTAAACCCGTCCTTCGTAGAGGAGATGATGGGTTATCCAATCGGATACACAGACTTAAAGCATTAGGCAATTCAATTGTTCCTCAAGTTGCGGCAATTCCTTTACAGAGGGTTAAAGAACTTTCTTACCACCAAAGCTCCACGTTTTAAACCACTCAGCATCAGTCTCTAAGAGTTCTGGTGCTTTTTCTTGCAAGTCTCCCAACAACTGTGAGATAGCACTCCTTTGATAAGGGTTGCCCTCATAAGCGTCAAAAAAATCCCTTAAATCTAATATTTCTCTGGGTAGCCTCTGCTTTTCCATTTTTCATAGATAGCAAGTTCTTCACATAGCCGTTGGTAAGTCATTACCTCTTGCCATAAACCAGTGTAGGTTCCTTTGTTGGGATGACCTTCTTTGTCTCTTTCATCTATCTTATAAAGTTCATCCATTCTGTCTGTTCTAGCTTGTTGTTCTTTAACCCAAGCTGGCCCCATTTCATTTGACATCAGTATCACTCTCCTTTGGTTTCATCTTTTTGATAGTGTCGAAAACGACTGCTATGACTCCGTTCTGTCTGAGCTTTGAAGCTCCAACGAGTTCCGAGATAAGGGCAAAGGCCGCCCAAAAAATCGGACTAGAAAGAATGTCTTCCATTAGTGTTTTTTGAAACGATGAACACGTTCCTCTAAGCGAGCAATGGAAGTCTCAAGACGATTGAGCCTTAGAAAAATCTCTTGCTTAATTTCCGAGTTCTTTTTAGCGGCCATAGCAAAGTAAACAAAAGCTCCTGAGACAATGGCAGCCGTGATCTCGGTCACTAGACGAATAAAGGAACTATTTCTACACTAGGACAGATTTGTTATTCTTCCGTAATGATAGGAAAGCCACCAGATAAGAAACAAGACACGCCTAAACCTATAAAGGTGCAAGAAGATCAGCCTGAATACCAAGAGAAGATAATGTTCTTGGTTAGTACAACGGCTCAAGGCTTTATTCTGTTTTGGTGTATTTGCGTGTTGTCTCTTGGATATATAAAGCTACCTACAAGCATGTTTGGCGTTGAGATCCCAGATCAGCCAAGGATCGACTCGACTTTTGCAGCAGGCCTTTTGGGAAATATTTTAGCTGGATGGGGAATCAGTGTAGGTTCAAATAACGGGAGTAAAAAGAAAAAGAAAGAAGATGAACAAATGGCTGTAGGTAATACAGCAGGTCAACAAACCATCGTTATAAAACAGCCCATAGAATTAATAACAAAACAACCTACCGCTACACGCCTCAACGACATGGACAGAATCTAATGAAACGACTACTTCCTTTTGCTTTACTTTTAGTAACACCTCCTGCTTTTGCGGATATAAGAGCTGAATATCGCACCTCTGCACAAATCACTATTGAAGCTCCTTATGTAGTAACCAACAGAGCTGGATCAAGCTATAGCCTTTCAGGAAATAACATCACGCCTTCAGTAACAGTTGGTGATAGCACAACAAGCGGCAAAATCGGTGGCCTTAATCTTGGCTCACTCACTAATGGCGTTCCAGCCTTACTTTCAACAGACACTACTATTACTACTGCTGGTTCAGCGTTCTCGAAAACAGAGTCTATCTTTGTAGGCGATTCTACTCCTACTGCTGTCACTCCTAGTTCTGGGATTGCAGCCTTACCAGTCCTTAGTGGACAAACAACAATAGGATCAGGGGGAACTGCTGGATCACTTGCCCTTACGAGTCTTTCCAGTGGAGTTCATACTTGTGCTTCTGGTGGTAGTGGTACTAGCTGCATAGGTTCTACTACGGTTAGCATTGAAATTGACTAGATGGCTATTGATATTAGTTACTTTATTAGGTTCCAGATCCATTGCTGCGCCTATAGTTCCGCAGTTCAGAAGTGGTACACTTACTACAAATTCTACATCTGAAAGTATCATCAATGAATCAATTACAAGCCATAACTATCGAACAGGATATTCATATTCTGCTTCTGGTCATAACATAAAAGCCAATGATACTTACATCAATCCAACACCAACTGCAACTTCTACACAAACAATTAACGGGGTAAATTTTAATTGGACTTCACCCTCATTAGAAACAACTCCTCGTTTCGAAATTGTAAACGAAGGTCAACCTTTCTCACTTGTAGAAACAATGATTTCACCAGGATTAGAGACAATAACAAACGTAACCAGAACTATAACTACCTCAACAACTGTAGAAAGTATCTCCGTATTTGGTCAATAATAATATTATTTTTTATACCTATCAAGTCTTATGCGAATACAACTGTTGCCTCTCCCCAAAGTAATAGTAGTGGAGTAGTCAATAACAACGCCACAATGATTACACCTGGTCTTTGGCCTACTAATCGTTATTCCCAAGGCATACAATGTGTTGGCCCATCTATTACTCTTAGTCCTTTCATTACTAATGGTCATACTTATTCATTACCAAGACAAGATGTTACTCGACAAAATATCTATAATGAAGATACAGGTGCAATCAAATATGTACAAGAAACACCTAGGTTTGAGAAGGAAAATTTCTCGACTAACATCGGGGCCTCTCTTCAATTTAACATCCCATTAGGACAAGGTATAGATCTTTGTCACGAAGCTGTACGAACAAATATAGAGAATCAACAGTTATTAAATAAGAAAACTAGATTAGAAATATCACTTCATTTGTTAGAACATTGTTCAAAACAAGCAAGGCTTGGTGTGAGATTTAAGCCGGACAGTCAATATGCGGTAGTCTGTAAAGATGTAGAGGTTACGATTCCACCTAATCAAGTTATTCCTCACGTTCATTCTCTTTCTTCTTCCCAGTAATCTTTTTAAATAAGCTTTTTACAGCTCCTTTAATTACAGGTAAAAGAAGTGGCGAAGAAGCGGCAACCAAACCAATAACAACAGTAGAACTAATAGCACTAACTGGAGGTATGAACTGTTCAACAAAAGTAGTCGATTCATACTCAGTGATGCAGCGAGTACCATCTAGTGAAAGTCTATGCCCTGAGACACGTTCGAGCTTTTGATCGTTACGAAAATCGGATACCCTTTGGTCGCCAGGACCAGGACATTCGACTATCTCATCTTCCTTTTTTTCTTTTGGTATTTCTGGTATTCCTTGTTCTTCTGTTTCGGGAATGTTTGGCTCTTGCTGGTCTACAGGTGGAGCCTCTTCTATAACAGTTATATTTTTA